TTCTTATTGATGAACTCTGCCAAGGATCTCTTGACACTATCAGGCATGTCATCAATGACTGACGGATCTATTTGATTGTCAGTTTCCTCGTTCACATTGATGTCCTCGCTGCCTCTTGTTTCTTCTTCTCTTCTTGAATGTGTTGAATCAAGAGGGAGGTGTATACTTCACGCTCCCAAGGCATCATGTTTTCTATCTCTGTCAAGCTATATTTATGGTACTGCATCATAGCAAAGTTAGTCTTGTAATAGCCCTCCAAACTATTTTGGAAGACCGCTATGCGAAAAAAGATTGCAGTCCCTCAATGGTGTAAGAACACTCGTTACCAGTGTTAGGATTGATCACAGTAAATGTATGAGTCAAGCGTGGCATAGTCTCATAGAACTTTTGGATTGCCTCAAACTGTTTAGTTGTCAGACTCTCCACAAACTCACGGAACTCTTTCTTACTTGTAGTAGAAGAGTCATACACATCCTCACCTTGGAAGATCTGATCAATGTGATCAGCGATGAATGTGAATACCTCATCAGTAGTCACATTCTTATCCAAGAACTGCGACTCAATAAATCTATCCATACTAGGATACCTCATCACAATACCAGACTCTTCGTCCAGCATGATCTTATTGGTATGACCCTCTGGTTTATCTACAATCACGTCATCGATATTGATGTTCGCAGTTGTAGTAGTTTCGTTGTCATCTGTACAGGTGACAGTAAGTTCAATGTCTTCACCCACAGCAGCACCCCTGATCTTGAGGAATAGATACTCCAGATCAAATGACGGTAGGTCATCTACTTTAAGTCTAGAGAGAATACAACTCTTTAGAATAGATTTTACCGCAGTAACAACTTCTTTCTCTACTCCAGACTCAAACGCTAGCAGGAGAACCTTCTCTTCTTTGACTAGGAATGGTCTGTATTTAATAGTCTTCCCAGTCGAAGGTAACTTCAGTTCGTAAGTAGGGACTCCAATCTTGGGTAATGCCATGAAGATTAATTCAAATCGTGTATTTATTTAGCGCGACTTTTTGAGTCAATTTTTGGCGGGAAAAATTTTTCGGAATTCAGGTAAACGGAATCCCAATTTCAGTTCATCTTTCGCACGTCGTTATATACTACAGTGTGCTTGCTGTAGTAGAAGTTAGCGGTGACCTTGGTGACCTGGGATGTGCCATAGGACATGGGCACCGCATCGATAGAGTATGGATAGATGTCCTCTAGGATGTACATCATACTACCGCGACCATTGGGTGCGAAGGAACTCTTCTCTGTCTTGGTGATCCTACAATTTGCTAGGTAAGTTTTTGGATAATTAAGTCTAATCGCTCTGTTAAGAGGCAATGGTTGCTCGGTCTTCAGTTTCGCCAGAGGCACATTCTTTCCCGCGTTAACAATCTTGTCAAATGCAGGGTTAACACCACCAGCATAACCAAAGATAAATGTATGCCATGCGGTGAGAAACTTGAGTGGTGTCATGTTGGCATCACACATCCACCCAAGCGATAGGTCAGTATAAAACTTTGCGTAAGGATATGACACCTGGTTCTCACCCAAGTATCTACCCTGCATTTGTCCAGTAGCAGTCTGAACGTTAGGCAATTGTGCCTCGTCACAGAGTAACTTAAACGTGCTGGTCTCTGGACTGTAAGGTTCAATCAACTCCGATAATGTTTGCAACACCGTAGTCTTACCTGATTCACCCTCTCCCACATCCAAGGTGTTGATCCCAGAAAAATCAAACTCAACGTCGTAATTATTTGACATTGACATGCCGCCATTGGCAGCAATAGTATTAATAAATGAACTGATAGATCTAGTCATCTAAATAGATACGGAAGGTGTGCGGAAACATTATGCCTTACTCTGGAAAATATAAACCAGCCTACCCACGGAAGTACAAGGGCAATCCCACTAATATTATTTATCGCAGTTTGTGGGAGCGTAAGTTCATGGACTTCTGTGATCATAATGGAAGCATCATTGAGTGGGGTAGTGAGGAAGTAATCATTCCTTACAGATGTCCTACTGATGGGAGAGTCCACAGATACTATCCCGACTTCTACATCAAAGTCAGATCAAAAGCTGGCGTGGTAGCGAAGTACCTTGTCGAAGTGAAACCAAAGAAACAGACACAAAAACCGAATGAGAAACCAAAACGAAAGACAGCTGCTTGGAAGAAAGAAGTTCTAACTTACCTTAAGAATCGCGCCAAATGGGAAGCGGCGGAGGACTTCTGTGAGGACAGGCAGATGAAATTTATCATCCTCACCGAAGATCACCTAGGGATAAAGAACAATGGCAAGAAGAAGCACTAAAGGATTCGGAACCAATAACTATACCACTATCTTCGAGAAGGTTAGTGATGCTACAGGTGGAGAGAAGAAGTCTCTCTCGTGGTACAAGGGTAAAGTAAAACAACTAGCATCAACCTTCGTAGAGACACCAGAAAAACTAATCCGTCAAGAGAAAAGAGATGCGCGTGACCAGGTGCAGGATGAGAACTTACTTCGCATGAAAGTAAGAGAGGGTCACCTATACTTCTTTGAGTACAAAGCAATGTCAAAGTGGTTGCCTTACTACGACAGGTTTCCGCTAGTGTATGTTATCAAACAAGATGGTGAAGGATTCTACGGAGCAAACCTACACTACATCAAACCAAAGAGACGAGTCAAGATCATACAAAGACTAGAGAAAGGATTGATTGACATCCCTCGCACATTGGTGCATAAATATCTTTATAATCACTGCGAAAGTAAGTTCCTAGATCTTGCCATAGATGAGTGGGAGACTTCTATCTTCTTACCTGTCGAAGACTTTATCATGACTAGAGGTACAGGCAAACTACCATACGATAGAGAACTTGTATGGAAAGAGACTGAAACAAAATACAATGATCGTATCAAAGCAACACGTATCATTAAAGGTTATGGTAAACAATCAGACAAGGAAATGGTAACGTAATGCCAGCAAACGTACAAACATTAGGCAACATTCAAACTCCCAGCGATGGTTTAGCATCTGTTGGTGGAGAAGCTGTGTTTACAAAGTACGGTGTAGTACAAGACCTTAATGCTAATGGTGGAGTTAATTCTCCACCAAAATACTATAGGGAATATGAAGATGACGTAGGAAATAAATCTTGGGTAGAAGTAACTGACCAAGATGATCTTAACTTCCTTAATACAAAAGCAAGTCAGCAAGGTCTAATCGTGTCACCCGACACAAATCAGGCACCAATTGTAGACAACGGAAATGCAACTGATGCATTCCGAACTGGTGCTAGTACAAACCATCCACTAATTACTCAAGCACCTGTAACAATTATACCAGACACTGATAACCCCTTCGGATCTATAGGTACAAATGTTATCCGCCCTCAAGCCGCGGCAGTTGTTGGCGATGCTATGGCACTAAAGTATCCTGCAGAACTGGGTATCACATCAGACAGTGACTACGTATCTTTCAGATTCTATGACTACTTACCTCCATTTAAACCAAGCGGAGGGAATAGAGGAACTCAAGGAACGACAGCGAATAGTAATCTAGGTGTAAAATATACCGCATATTCACAGAGCATAGACCCTGTAAATATGAAACCAGCGAACGGTGATTACTATAAAAATATTATCATGTACATGCCAGAAGATCTGGGTGGACAGTATGCTGCAGACTGGACAGGCAAATCATTCAGCAACGCTGCAGTAGAAGTCTTAAGGACGATTGGTTCTAGTGGTGTTATTGACAACGGAAGTTATGGTAGAGCAGCAGACACACTCACTAGTGCTCTAAAAGGTGCTGGTTATAACATGGCAGTTAAAGCCATCAATGAAGGTTTAGGACAAAACATTGAGTTGAATGATGCTATAGGTGGTGTCAGTGGAACTATCTTGAATCCAAACACCGAGATGATGTATCAGTCTAGTACAATGAGAGGATTCAGTTTGCGATTCAAGATGCAAGCAAGAAGTGAGTACGAAAACAAACAGATCAGACAAATCTGCACAACATTCAAGAGAGCAATGCTCCCTACCTATGGAGGCGAGGTTATTGGTAGAGGTATTGGACCTGGCACACCCACTGACAAGAAACCAGGCAACGGAGGATTCATTACTCTACCAAAGATTGTACAAGTTTCTTTCATGACTGGTGCAACTCTAAATGAATACATAACACAGTACAAACCATGTGCTATCACTGCTGTCGATATCAATCACACACCTGATGGTGCTTGGGCAGCGTATAAGGGTGGTGCTCCAGTTGCAACCGAACTCAAGATTACATTCAAAGAACTCAAACTTATCTTCTCCCAAGAGATTGCTAGCGAAGGAGCAAGCTTCTAATGTATTTCAGATCAATCCCAGACATTCAATACGATACAAAGCCAGTAAACTATCCGTTTACTTCTTCAGACTTCATCGTAGCAAAGAATTTCTTCAGAAGATTTCAGTTGAATCCTGATGTGTTTGACTTTGCATTGCTGTACGATCAGACTACCGTAGAGGATGGTGAGCGTCTAGATCAAGTAGCATACAGAATGCATGGCAAGGCAGAGTATGACTGGATCATTGTTCTAGTGAACAACCTTATCGATCCACAATTTAACTGGCCAATGTCAGATAATGTGTTGAGAAAATACGCTGAAGAAAAGTATGATGATCCATATTCGGAAATCTTATACTATGAAACACGGGAGATCAGAGTCAATCAAAAGATCAAGACTGACCTCTCATCTGTAGATAGATTCGTAACTGTACTAGAACCAGGTCTGCGTGTCTCTAGTCAATTCTATAATGATTTTTTCACTTACTTCGACGGCACCAATACAGTATCAGTCCCAGGATCCTCGGTGAGTAGAGCGATCACTGCCTTCGAGCATGAGCAAAGAGAGAATGATAACAGAAGAACCATCTATACATTAAGGAACGATCTGATCAGTAGATTTATCGAAGAGTTCCGAGGCAAGAATGCCTACGGTAAATCTTCTGACTACATCTCAAATAAGCTCAAAAAAACGGGGGTTTGACCCCCCGTATCTACTTGAAAAGTAGTGCATAATATGTTGCGATAACCAAGAGGGTCAAGCAGACCCTCTCATAGTTCCACCTCATTCTTCAGCGAGTTTCTGAAAGTAGGAGAGGGCATCGTCGTCGTCGGTCTCATTGGTAGAGACACTAGGTGCGGACGGGGTGATGTCAGGAGCGTTGAACCCACCAGTGGTAGGGATCGGATCCTCATCTTCCTCTTGCTGTGCCTGTTGGACAGGGCGAGAGGTGCCGAGCACAGCACCCATGCGGCTCTCGATCTCATCATAGGATTTGAATTGATCGGCAGCAGTGAATGCTTCCAGACTGTGTGCTTGCTTCCAGAGTTGTTCCATCTCGTCATCGTCTGCACTCAATGCAGTAGGTGCAGCGAACTCGGAAGCATCGTAGTTCCAGTAACCAGCAACGGTGCGGATCTTCAGTTTGAAGTTAGCACCTTCCCACAGATCAAAAGGATTGACAGGGGTCTCATCATCGAACTCGGGTTGCATTGCAGCAAGGATCTTGTCATGGATCTTCTTGCCGTACTTGTACAGGAACACTTTGCCTTCGTTCTCTGGGTTAGCAGAGTCACGAACAACATAGATGTTGCTGTAGTAGGAGAGTTTACGCTTGCGTTGGCGGGCGACCTCCTTGTCGCTTTCGACACCGCTGTTCCACAGTTTGTTGTTTGCGGCACAGACAGGGCACTGCTCACCTTTAGTGGTGGGGCAGTTGTCGATCAACCAACCACCAGGACCTTGGAAGGCGTGGTTGTAGAGCTTTGCCCAGGGGAGAGACTCGTTCTCGGGAGCTGGCAGGAAACGGATGACTGCGTAACCGTTGCCAGAAGCGTCAAGTGCGGGCTTCCAGAGTCGTTCGTCGCCGCTGCTGTTTGCATTGGTGGACTTCTGAAGTTCCTTCTGAAGGAAATCAAAGTTGCTCTGGGACTTGCGCTTAAGTTCTGCGAAATTAGACATGGATGTTTTGGATGTTGGATGTGGCTTGTGTGACCCCTGTCACGAACGAATTATAACACAGGCAGAAGGCAGGGTCAAGACCCTTCTGCCAGTAGTGTTTCCCTCATGACCTTGATCTTATCGACCAGATCATCGAACACTACACCAGCGTCCTCATTTTCAGACGCTCCGAACATGACAGCAGCTTGTTTAATGCTTTCTGCCATGTCAGTTGCCTCGGGATCATCGGACAACTTCAGTCTAGTATAAAAGACTTTCTGTTTCTCGATCATCTCCTGTAACACATCGAAATATTCTAGCTTTCTCTCGGGAGACAGTGCAGGAAATGTCATCGCTGCCTTCATGCAATACTCTTGCAGTTTGGCAAGTTCTTGTAGGTCACCTCGGACCATCTCGGATTGAAAGAAATCACTCATACCAATAGTAGTTTTGCTCGACTAGTTTTCTTAATGTAGTTCAGTTTCTGTGCATCGTACTTAAGTTTTTCCTTAAGTGGTTTGCTAATAAGTTTGGGGACCGATTCGATCTCGATCTCATGGGTTTCACAGTAAAAAACGATTGCATCAATGTAGTTCATTGAGTTATCAAAGGCAATCTTCTCAACTTCCTGCGAAAATTTCGCAGCGGTCATAAATTTATCCTCCAGTTTGTCTAGCATATTTTTCCTGGTATTCTCGGATGTACTCTTGTAACCTAATAAGATATTCTTTTTTAGGAGGCATCACTTTCACTTGAGTGTCACCATTTTCACAAGCAACAATCGTGACCAACTTCTTTACCGACAAACCGTATACTTCCTGCAGCATACAAGCGTAGCCACATTCTTGTACAAAATAGTCGTAAAGATATTGCTCCTTCTTTGGTGCTTCTGCTGTCTTGAAATCAATGATGGCAAGTTCTCCTTCATACTCTGCAATGCAGTCCACTCGTCCTGCAATTTGTAAATAGTCAGAGTATAATGCTGCCTCTTGTAGGTATACCCTATTTATACGTTCAAGAATTTCACGAGAAGAATGGAACATCGTCCATGGTAGAGGCATGTCCTTGTACTTCGTGGTATCAAGTTCGTTGTTGATGAAGTCCTCAACTAGTTTATGATACCGTGTGCCTCTACCTGCTGCACGAGTAGTCTTCGCTTGCGCTTTATCTTTACCTACCCGTGCTCTCCACTTGGCAAGACCTGCTTGCTTCTTTGCATTGTTACTAATCACTGTGGTGATAGAAGGATACTTCCCACCTGTAGGAGTGACATAGTATCTCTTCCCATCAATCATCTCTGCGTTCATTTCAATAGGCGAGATGTCACCCACATGATTAAAGATATGCATTAAAGACCCAGGTTAATTTTGCTAATGAGATAAGATTTGACTAGACCAGAACGAACGATGTCCTCAATGTTGTATTCAACTAGAGAGAACTCACTCATGTCCTGCAAGATACGTTGGAAGTCAACGATACCTGTGCGTTCATTACTCTTCTGCAAGTCAGACTGACGAGCGTCACCACAGAACATGATCTTTGTGTCCTGACCACAGCGTGTCATGATTGAATCAAGTTCGTGGAAGTTTAAATTCTGACACTCATCGATAATTACAATAGCATTATCAAGTGTGGTGCCACGCAAGAAAGATGTAGACCAGAATGATACAGTTTCCTGTGCCTTCAGATTTTCATACAGCATCTCAAAGCTGTTGTCATCAGGCATCTCGAACATGTATTTCACCATGTTTTTGTAAGGAATCTGATACAGAGATGCTTTATCCTCATGGGTTCCTGGTAGAAACCCGATCTCCCTCGTTGCGACCAGGGATCTAACGATATAAACTTTATCATATGGACTGTTCTCATCTAGTACATCGCGCAATGCAAGGTACAATGCAACAAATGTTTTACCTGTACCAGCACACCCATAAGCATAGATGTTTTGCCCCTTACCATACTCTTCAAACATAACCCGTTGGTTATCTGTGAGAGGTTCGATAGGGAGGAGGTAGGAAGAATTAATTGGTTTCTTCCTTTTCATTTGTTTTGTAGACATACCATTAATGTCAGGTTGATTACGCTTTCTTGCTCTAGGCATATTTTACCACTCAATAGTTGAACCAGGGACTTTAGATGCACGAGTCATGATGTCGTTCCATCCAGGATGAGTCTTGCTCATCTTATTTTTCCAGTGACCAGCTTCACCGACACCAGCGACACCTGCTTGCCAATCTTTATCCCACTCGGGGTTGGCTTCCTTCCATTCACAATACTCTTTCATTGTCATGGAGAGTTCTTTCTTCTCCCCAGTCTCCTTATGAATTACTGGATACGTCGGCATCTTCTTTCTCCTTTTTATTGAATCCAAATGGTCCTGTAAGTTTCTCTTCTAGTGCCACCTTCAAAGCAACCCCACCGATTGCTTCCATAACTTTGAGAACATCTTCTGCTCTCGCATCTGAACCAAGTTCAGTGGCAACGTAACGATACTTCGGCCAGAAGTTTTCGCCTGCCTTTTCATAATCTTCAAGTGTAAGTAGTTTCATAACCATCCAAGTGCTTCAGATACTGTAGGGAATTGTTCGATAAAGATTTTACGTGCGCCTTCTGCAATGTCCATGTGTTCTTTCTGTGTACCATGTGCCGAGCGAAGATCAATGTAATGGATCCATGACCTACATGATCCTGTCATGTAGATTTTTGTGGGCACGGCGAGTGGGAGTACAAAACGAGCACACTCCTTTGCGATTGACGCATCGAGCATCTCTTTGTAGAGTTTCATACCAGCGGCAAAGTGCTGTTGCATTTTGATCTGGAACTCTTGCTTGGTGAAAGGATCAATGTCATCGATAGAGTTCTGTCGATTCTTTGTATCCTGACGACGCAATTCAGGTAGTGGGATTGTGTCACCTAGCAGAGATGAATCTGCATAGCGTTGGGAAAACTCTTGATATGTGAACGAACGGTGACGCAGCACTTGAGCTGCCACACCGCGTGTTGTATTTATCTCAAGCGTCATGTATGCCTGCTCGAAGACAGACCAGTGCTGATGCTGTACGCAATACTTAAGGAGTCCCGCTACCTTCGGGTTCTCCTGGTTCGCTGGATTGCTCACCCTCGCTACGTACCCCATCGTCTTCTCCGCTTCTGGAGTTACGCTTACGAGATTCACTGATGTCATACCCAAATCCTTTCTGTTTTTGTGCGTTTTTAATTAGTGCTTCTTCAAGCATTGCATCATATAAATCACTGACTCCCGAATTGATTTCTTCAGGAGTCATTGTGTTGATGTTTTTCATCGCTTTCTTTAGTCGCCTGACTTTTGATAGCTTCCTCATATTATATCATAGATTAGTTAGTCTGCATAGCCATCATCGTCGTCATCATACCTAGCGTAGGCAGCTGACACGTCTGGTTGTCTGGTGTATGCTTCGGGGTCTGAATAGATCTCTGCTTCCAGGGCGTTAAGCAAAGATTTAAGATTCTTGTGGATTAGTTTGAGTCTTTCTCTGTCCATAAAACCTCCCTTTAATTATATAGTAGCATAAAAAAAGGGGGTTTGCAACCCCCCCAGTCTTACATAAGAATACGTCTGCAGATTCTCTTACATTCTGTTTGATTGAGCGCGTCACATTCAATCAGGCATTCGTAGTAGTCATCTAGTTTCTGGTTCTCTATTGCTAGATCATCCATTGTTTCTTCTAGATGTCTCCACTCATCCAACTGACTGCGTGACAGTAGTGTATGCATTTCCACCTCCAAGTCGATTGTACACATAATGTAGAGAGGGGGTTTGGTTCATGTCACACCTCCATGTAATGCTGTACTATATAGAGAATTTGGTAGCAGATTTTACTATAATCGATGTGTTAGCACAAAAAAAGAGAGGTAACTTGACCTCCCTTCACACAAACGTATTGAGTTTTATTGCTTCACGTTCCAGCTGGACTTGCCTCGCGATTTTAGATAAACCATCTTGGCATATGATACACCACGATAAGTCAAAAATCTAAAGACTTTATCTGGATCGTGTTTGGCAGGGTCATAGTCTGGAAGATCATATTCAAGTCTGATCTTCAGCATCTCTCCCCCTACAGTTTTTGCAGGAGTAGGATCTCACCGTAAAGTAATGCGATGAATGCTGCACAACCTAGGGATGTTACTCCAACTAATTGTAGTGCTTGCATGACGATCACTTAACGTAGGTGCGACCACGATAGCAGAATGT